GTGGGTTTAGAAGTCCAGATGTAGCTGATGCTCTTATGTTGACATTTGCAGGTTTGGCGGTGAGAGCCTCCGGGAGTGGTGCAGGTTATAAATTTAATCAGAAGATTGACTATGGTAATAATGAGTGGATTGTATGATCCCATTCCCTGATAAAAAATACAATATTATATATGCCGACCCTGCATGGACATTCAAACTTTGGAGCAATAAATCAGGCAGAAAAGTATCAGATAAATATGACTTAATGTCAGAAAAAGATATACATACATTACCTGTTAATCAATTAGCTGATGATAATTGTATATTATTTATGTGGGTTACTTATCCTAACTTAATCGAGGGATTAGAAACAATAAAGAAATGGGGTTTTACTTACAAGACTTGCGGATTTAGTTGGATTAAAAAAAACAAAAAAGCTGATAGTTTATTTTGGGGTTTAGGATATTGGACAAGAGCCAATAATGAGATTTGCCTACTTGCTACAAAAGGTAAGCCAAAAAGACTTTCAAAAAGCGTTCACCAGGTAGTAATAGATAAGATAAGAGAACATAGCAGAAAACCTGATTGTGTCAGGGATAAGATAGTTCAACTTTGTGGTGACTTACCACGCATTGAACTATTTGCCAGGCAAAAGGTAGATGGTTGGGATTGTTGGGGTAATGAGGTATGACCAACATCATTAAATTTCCAAGTCCATTACACACAAAAGAATACTACGAGATACTTGAAGACGATGACATTCATTCTGCTTATGAGTTTTTTGGAGAGATTATAACAGATTTGATGGTTGCAAACATATCTAATGGCCAGACAATATCAACGGCTTTATGTATGTTAGCGCATGATATTTTTAAAGGACAACATATGGACGATGACGAGATCGAAGATTTCGTAGACTCTATATTTCCAAGAAGCGGAGTTCGGTTTGACATGGATTAACCACCTACCAACAAAAGAACACGCATTTTATAATTTTTGAAAATAGCTTTGATGTGTAGGTGGATCAATAAGCAATAGGAATACGCAATGGCTAAAGACCCTATATTACAACGTATTGGTGTAAGTGGTTATAATAAACCAAAACGTACACCAAGTCATGCAACGAAGTCGCACGTTGTCGTGGCAAAGGACGGAGATAAGGTAAAGACCATACGATTTGGTCAGCAGGGTAAGACAGGCGACAAGACAATGACAAAAAGGGCAAAGTCATTTAAAGCAAGGCATGGTCGTAACATAGCAAAAGGCAAGATGTCTGCTGCATTCTGGGCAAACAAAGTCAAGTGGTGATATGGCAATTAGGGATAAACGCACTATCGAAGGCATAAAAGCTGAGTTAGAAGTGCAGCTTGAGTTTACTCAAGACCCTAATCTAATTGTTTTTACCCCTTTAATGGGGTTAGGTTTGGTTGATATTGTTACACTAAATAGAGAAACGGGTGAGTTTAAGGCTTACGATGTTAAATCAAGAAATTATAGAAAATCAAATTACATAGCAAAAGATGGTTGCTACAGAAAAACAAAAGGTAGATTAATATTAAGACCTCGAACGAAAGAACAAAAAAAATTAAATGTAGAAATTATTTATCCAAAAGAAAGGAATAAAGAATGAGAACATACAAGAAAAAAATGACTACATCAAAAGGTGCAACTTCTAATGCTGAACAAGCGTTATACAAACAAGGTTTTAAAGCTGTCAAGCCAAAAAGAAAACCTCCTGGGCTAAAGTCTAAGAGTCCAAGGAGTGTCTATAACGGAAGATTAGGTGTGATGTCTGATTTTGAGCAAAAATTATTCAAAAGAGGTAAGTAATTATGCCAACAATGTATGCAAAAAAAATGACTATAAAGCCTATGAAAAAAGGTGCTAAAAAGAAACCAATGAAACCTATGAAGAAGATGTCATATGGCAAAGGCAAAAAGTAAATCAACTGTCAACAAGGCAGGAAACTACACCAAGCCAACCATGAGAAAAAATCTTTTCAATAGGATTATGGCGAGTAATAAAGGTGGTCGTTCAGGTCAATGGTCTGCGAGAAAAGCTCAAATGTTAGCCAAGCAATATAAAGCTAAAGGTGGTGGGTACAGATAATGGCTCTTAAAAAAACACAAGCATCACTTAGAAAATGGGGTGAGCAAGAGTGGACTACCAAGAGTGGTAAACCATCGATACAAGGCAAGAATGCTACAGGTGAAAAATATTTACCAAAAGCTACAATAAAGTCTATGTCCAAAAAAGAATACGATAGATTAACAGCTAAGAAAAGACGCGATACCAAAAAGGGTATTCAACACAGTCGATCAAAGAAAAGAGGTAAATAATGCCATTTAGTAAATACAGCACGAAACAAAAGAAACTCGCAAGGACTGCCAAGCCTAGAAACAAAATTACAGGTGCAGACTTTAAGGCACTAAAGAAATCTAAAAAAAGAGTTAGCAATGCCAAAAATGGACGATAAAACTTTCCAGAGTCTAATCAATGACCACATGGTTGATGCGGTTAATTATTACGATACGGAATATTCACGAGAAAGGTCGGAAACCCTTGATTATTATTTGGGTGAGCCTTTTGGGAATGAAGTAGAAAACAGATCACAAGTCGTTGCCACAGAAGTGTCCGATACGATTGAATTTATTATGCCTCAATTAATGAAAGTTTTTCAATCATCTGATCACTTTGCACGTTTCGTTGCTAGAGAGCCAGAAGATATTAGGGCAGCCGAACAAGCAACTGACTTAGTAAACTATGTGATCAACAACGATAACAATGGATTTGTTAATCTTTACAGTTGGTTTAAAGATGCTTTGCTATTTAAGGTTGGTGTCTTAAAAGTATTTTGGGAAGAAAACGTACAAGTTGTTGATGAAAAATATCAAGACCTTAGTGAAGAAGAATTAACAATTCTATTAGACGATAGTGATGTAGAGGTCGTATCTCAATCTATTAATGAAGTCGGTGTCATTAATGATGACGTAGAAGTTGATGGTGAGATTGACCCTATTGATGAAATACCCCTTGCTATCACTTACGATGTAGAAATTAAAAGACGTAAGAATAGTGGCAAGACAAAGATAATGAATGTGCCGCCTGAAGAATTTTTATTTTCAAGACGTTCTGTGTCATTAGAAACTGCTGATTTTGTTGCTCATCGTTCATCAATGAAAGTAGGAGACTTAGTTGACTTAGGATATGACTACGATACGATTTTATCCCATTCAGGTTATAATGACATTGACAACGAAGCAGAAGTTCAACAACGATTCCAAGACGTTGAGGCAGGAACGAGGCATGAAAGTAAAAATGATCCTACCATGTACGAGTGTTTGGTTACAGAAATGTATATACGTGCCGATTATGATGGTGATGGAATACCAGAATTAAGGCGTGTTTTATCTGTAGGAGAAGGTCATTTCATATTAGAGAATGAAGCATTTGACCATATTCCGTTCTGTATAATATCACCGATATTAATGCCGCATAGAATGGTGGGTCGTTCTGTTGCTGAAATGGTCAAAGATTTACAACTTATCAAATCAACCATATTAAGACAGTTGCTTGATAATATGTACCTCACCAATAACTCACGAGTGGGTGTTGTTGAAGGTCAAGTCAATCTTGAAGATTTACTATCAGCACGACCTGGTAATATTGTGCGTATGAGAGCGCCTGGCATGGTGCAACCACTAGCCGTACCACAGATTGGTACAGCCGGGTTTAATATGCTTGAGTATATAGACCAGGTAAGAGATCAACGTACAGGCTTTTCAAAAGCAAGTTTAGGCCTTGATCCAAAAGTATTACAATCAACAACTGCGTCTGCTGTTAATTCAACAATACAAGGTGCGCAGTTAAAGACAGAAATGATTGCTCGTGTATTTGCAGAGACAGGTTGCAGAGACTTAGCAAAAATTGTATTGCATTTATGTCAGAAGCATATGACAAAAGAACGTGTTATACGTATACGTAATGAATATGTCGCTATTGACCCAAGAGCTTGGGAGAATGAGTTTGATGTATCTGTTGAGGTCGGTTTAGGAAACGGAAAAGAAGAAGACAAGATGGCTATGTTACTGCAAGTAGCAGGCAAACAAGAGCAGCTAATACAGACATTAGGTATGAGCAATCCTGTTGTTAAACCAAGTCAGTATGTCAACACACTATCTAAGATTATTGAGATGGCAGGATTTAAAGACACATCACAGTTCTTCAATAGTGCTGAACAGATTGATCAAATATTAGCACAGCAAGAACAATCACAGTCGCAACAAGGTGGTATGTCTCAAGAGTTTGAGATAGAGAGACAAAAACTACAGGCGGATATTGCACTTGAACGTGAGAAGATGATGCTTGAATTAGAATTAGGACGTGAGAAATTTGCACAGACAATGCAATTACGTAGAGAAGAACTACAAGCAGAATTAGATTTAAGAGCGCAGAAGTTATCATTTGGTGGAGAGGTTAGTACCAATTTACCGAAAGCATAGGGGAGAACAATGGAATTAGACGAGGAAAGAGAACGTGGGTTATTAGCAGAGACTCTGCGTAATAATCCATTACTGAAAGAGATATTTCAGACGTTAAAGGATTCTTACATTACGGATTGGTCACAGACTGAATTAAGTGATGTTGAGAGTAGGGAACAATCTTTTTATTTGTTGAAAGCACTCAATGATATGGAGGGTCAAATAGACTCTATCATATCAACGGGAAAATTAGCGAGTCAACAAATGAGGAATATTGTTCGTAATAATAACAAATAATGGAGAAGCAAATGGTTGGGATTCCCGATGAAGGAACTGACGCGATTGCATTAGATACCAACGATGCAATCAATTTACTTTTGAATAAAGATAACACCCCTAATCAGGCAAGTGAAGATATTCAAGAGTCGGAAGATACTAAAGAAACAGTATCGGTCGAAGAAGTATCAACTGAAGATGAATCAGAAGTTCAACAGAGCTATTCTGAAGAAACAGAGGAAGATGCAGAAGACTATCAGGATAGTGAAGAATCGGAAGAAGAAACTACTGATGTTTATTTAGCAACAGTTGATGGAGAACAGGTAGAAGTTACTGCTGATGACCTGTTAAAATCTTATCAACTCGAAGCGACCGCACAGAAGCGATTGTATGAGGCTGCAGAGGAGAAAAAACGTGTTCTCTCTGAAGCACAACAAGTTGAGGCGGAAAGGAAGCATTATGCTGAGAATTTGCAAATCTTGACAAATCAAATCCAACAATCAATGTCTGGAAATATGACTGATGCCCAATGGCAAGAGTTATATCAAAAAGACCCAATGGCTTATATGAAAGCCAAAGAGGATATTAGGAGTCAAGAAGATCAATTTAAGGCATTACAGCAAGAGCAAATGGTACTCGCAGAAAGGCAATTACAGACCGAACAGGCAAAAGTCCTTGAGAGAATACCTCAATGGAAAGACCCTGAAGTAGCTACTAAGGAACGTAATGCTATTGTCAGTTATGCTCAAAGGTTTGGTTTTACCGAACAAGAAGTTGCTGCAACAAATGACTCTCGTGTTGTTGATTTACTCAGACGAGCTTATCTTTACGATACATTGCAATCAAAGAAACCGACTGCAACGAAGAAAGTAAAGAAAGCACCGAAGATGTTAAAATCAGGTCAACCGAAATCTAAAGTAAATGTTTCCGAACAAAACCGACAAACGGCTTTTGATAAACTAGCGAAGTCGGGTCGCAAAGAAGACGCGATTTCATATTTACTAACTAAATAACTGATTAAGGAAAATAACAATGGCAACTTACGCAACAGCTAATGCGATTGGTCAAAGAGAAGATTTATCCGATATCATTTACAGAATTGATCCCACAGAAACACCTCTAGTGACAGCGATGTCCAAAGAGACTACAAGTGGTGTGACAACTGAGTGGCAAGTACAAGAACTTGCTGCAGCAGTTGATACAAACTATGTAAATGAAGGAAGTGACTATTCTTATGTCAATCCAACAGCAACAACAAGACTGAATAATATTCACCAAATTGCGGCTCAAGCAGCACAAATATCTGGTACATTAGATGCAGTCGATACAGCAGGTAGAGCAAAAGAATCTGCATATGTAAAAGTGATAAAAGGTCTTGAACAAAGACGTGATATTGAAAAATCACTTTTCAAAAATGAGGCTAAATCAGGCTCAGACCCAAGAAAAACTGCGAAACTATTAACATGGATTACAAATGGTAGCGCACCATCTGACATGGGTTTTGCAGCAGGTACGGGTGCTGATACCGCAGACGTAACAGGTACAGCAGCAGCTCTAACCCTAGCAAAAATTGATACAGCAATTAAAGCTGCTTATATTGATGGCGGATCACCAAGTATGCTCTTGATGTCCCCAACAAATAAAGTCAACTTTAGTGGTCTATCATCAGGTTCAGTTGCAACTAACCAAATCACATCAACAGCACCAAAAGAAGCATCAATCGTTGGCTCAGTATCACTATACTTATCCGACTTTGGTACATTAGATGCTGTCGTTGATAGACAAGCAAGTGACTCAGAAATGTATGTTATTGATACAGACTATGTATGTCTTGGTTTCTTACCAGGCAGACAGTTTAGTGTGTCAGATGTAGCACCAACAGGTGATACAACTAAGTTCAGCATTATTTCTGAATATGCGCTGATCGTGAAGGCCCCGAAAGCCCACGCAGCAATTATTGGTCTAAACGGATCATAATAAACTAAAAAGAAAGTGGTGGTTGCTCCCTTGCCACCACTTTCACTATATAAGGGTTACATATGAAAAAAGTAATATCAACTGACGGCATAAGTAAAACCACCACGATGGATTATGACGCAGCAAAAGAAGAATATATTATAGAGACAATACACAAAGTTGATGGTATTAAGGATATGGCTAAAGAAGATTTAGCTAATCACAGACCCGGAAGTATGATTGGTAATACACAAAAGCATTATCAAAAGGTCGCTGAGATACCCAATACAATTTATTATGACTTATTGCAAAAGTTTGGCAGTCCACAACAGAACCAAAAAGCATGGTTTCGTTGGTTGCAAGACAATGACAATAAAGCATTCCGCACAACAAATGGTAGGTTAATTTAAATGGCATTTAGTACATATAGTGATTTAAAAACATCGGTAGCTAATTTTTTAGCACGAGATGATTTAACATCACAAATTCCTGATTTTATCAGATTGGCAGAGGCACGAATGAGTCGTGAGCTTGATGCACGTTCTATGGAAAAGAGAGCAACAGCATCAACTGTCGCAGGTGATGGGTTTATATCATTACCGACTGATTTAAGAGAGATTAGGAATGTTCAACTAAATACCGACCCTGTAGATACTCTCGAATTTCATACAGTTCAAATGCTTAACACGAACTATGCGGGACAGGGTCAGGGCAAACCAAAGGCATATAGTATCGTAGGTACTGAGATTGCTTTAAAGCCAATACCTGATGCAACATATACATTAGAGATTGTGTACGGAGAAAGTGTAACGGCATTAAGTGATGCAGTTACGAATAACACAATTTTACTTAGACACCCTGACGCGTATTTATATGGCACATTAATGAATGCTTATACATACCTCATGGACGAGACAAGGGCGACACAATACGATCAACTATTTTCACGAATTATGGAGGAGATTATTCGTGATACCGAAAAAGCACGTTATGGCGGTGTGCTATCAATGAAAACAACTTATAGAGGAAAATAACAATGTCAGCTATGTCAGATTATTTAGAAAATGAAATACTAGATCACATACTTAGGAATGCAGCTTACACACCTGCAAGTACAGTTTATATTGGACTGTCAACAGGTAGTTTTAACGATGATAATTCAGGAACAGAACTAAGCGGTAATGGCTATACAAGAA